ATTTGGTGAGTGTAGCCTGTATGCATTCGCGCTATTGATACCAGAGGTTGCCATATTTCAAACGGTACGGCGCTAGGGTCACCATATGCGCCAAGGCGTAGCGCTCGACCTTGTAATATATGCGCGTGCTCGGTTGGGTTATATGTAGGATATAAACCACGTTTATATGATCGGTAAATACTTAAAGGCGCTTGATGCGTTACGACATAGCACGCGCCACCATTATAGTGACGTTGGGGACAATTACCGCAAACGCTTACATCGTCGCCGGTTTTGGTGGCTTTGTGTGGTTCTATGTCGCTTCTTAAAATCCAAGTTTGCACCATGTCGCCGGTTTTGGCGTTTGATGTTTCAAGAGTTGCAATAACTATAATGGGCGCACCATCTAACGCGCTTGCGCCATCATATAAAACAAAACCCTTCTCTCTTGGCTTGGCTTTGGTTGGTTGTTTCTTGCTAAAGCTTTTCATTATGCCACCTCCCTTTTTAGGTTGGTGATCTGGTCGTCTAACTCGCACCATCTTTTTAATAGTAAACTGTTGTCCTCATTAAGTGAGTGCTCCAACATCTCGCCGTCGAACATTACTTCTATTGCCTCAAAGACGCCAAGCGCTCTCCCTTTATAGGCTTTTGATCGTTTTTTGTGTTCTTTCTTTGCCGTTGGGTCGTCGTCCTCCAATGCCCATAGCTCAAACATTAACGCGTCGATGTCGTGCTGTAGTTCTAGCTGCTTTAACTCATTAAATAGTTCTTGTCTTTTCATCTTGTTTATCTCCGTTGATAATAGTTCTCATTTACAGTTAGGCGCCGTTTTGCTCGGCGTGGTTCTATTATAAAACTAATCTATTACTAAATACAAGGCTTTCACATATTCGCGTGGCGTTGCGTGGTTGTGCGTGGTTGTTGTTGGTTGTTTCCTTTTGTGCCGTTTTGGTTGTTCCTTTTGGCTTGTATTGTTCCCTATTTGTAACTTTTTATTTTAGGCTGCAGGCTAGGCGCTGTCTGTTTTGTTCTATTGTTCCATTTTATTGGGTAATAGTAAGGTTATATTATTTTGTTTATGTTTTGCTCTTGGATTTAATCTGCCAGAGTGCCCACGAATAAACCCTTTATATATATATTGTTTAAAAAGTAACATTATAAATATTAATAAATAGATCTTTGCTTATCTTTGCAATCCTTAGACCTATACATTAAGCAAACCCACGCAAGCCCACGCACAACTACGCGATCTTATTTTGTAACGTTTGCCCAAATAATAACGGAACAATAGCGGAACAAAGCAAAACAAATGGAACAAAGTAAAAGTTACATTACATTGCTTGCTATCGGCGCGCTAGTAGCTACCCTATAGTTTGGTTTTCTGTGCGATGCCGGGCAGCACTGGGTATCCATACAGTAGGCAGGCCCCACCCCCCGCGTATATAATGTGTGACTCCGCGCGTGCGTGTATTACTAATTTACTCAAATAAATCGTTATTTTCTGAAAAGGCCCCCCTTTGTTATAAAAAGGCTAGTCAAAAAATTTTTTGTGTGGTATTTTTGCGTTTCATCCAAATATGAGTAGATTACGTATGGGTCAGGCTTTAGTGGAAGGTAACGCGAGTCACATAGGTAGGGTAGGTGAATTTTTCGCGGTATATAAATTAGAGAAGTATGGTATTGAGTGTCACCATGTAGACCGTTCCGGCATAGATTTGTGGTGTCAATCGTTAGACAATTCGTTATTCACATTGCAGGTCAAGTCTGCAAACCTCTGTCATTTTAATAAAAACAATGAACGTAGGGGTATATCTGGTTATTCTTTTAACTTACGTGCTGAGCACACTGCAGATTTCTTTATGTTTATTGCTTTGGATATGGAGAGGTTGCTTGTAATGCCTGCGGCAGAGTTAGAGGGTAAGAATCAATTACGCTTGTTACCCCCTGACTTTACACAAGAAGACGAGTTGGATGGTGTTAGTATGTTGCGTTCCTTTAAAAGGGAAGATCATCTTCAAAAAAGATGCAAACAAGTCCAATAGATACAACGACGCATGCGGATGATAGGAACATTAGTTCGGCCAAGAGAGTTCTCCAGTAAGTAGTAAGTTAGGGAAGGCGGAATTATACACTTTCTAAGTCATACCAACACATGTATATTAATTATATTTGGTATGATTTTTGGTAATGACCTTGCACTCTGTATTACTTTTTGGTATATATACATCTACGGTTAATAACCTGCGAACATAATATGACGATTAAACTAGAGCCAGAGGTTGGCGTTCCGGTGTATGACGATGATCCTGCGGTGGATTTATCTGTGCGTGCGCGTGCTGCTACGGTAACGGCAAAGGAATTAGAGAAGGAAGGCTTAGATTTGACTCCGACGGCTGAAGATGAGGCTGTTGCTAGTATGTTGACTATGTCATACGCAGAAGATCCTGATAAAACGTCTAAAAAAGCTACTAAGGCGCGTGTTGCAGAGCTGACACCGGCATCTTTAGTGCTTACAAACAACATTTTAAGTGAATTTGGTCGCTCTGTGGTCGAATCTGCTACCTCAGTACGCCATTTAATAACAAACAAGTTAATTTTAGAGACAGAAAACGATGATGCTAAGGTAAGGTTACGTGCTTTAGAGTTATTGGGTAAGATATCTGATGTAGGGCTGTTCGCTGAGAAGTCAGAAGTTACTGTTACGCATCAATCAACAGATGATTTGAAGAAAAATCTACGTAAAAAGCTAGAAAAGCTCATAAACCCGCCTGAAGTTGATGGCGACGCAGTCGTAATCGACGCGGAGACGGTAGATGAGTGAGTTCTCTCCCGAGGAAGTCCAGCACATGTTGGACAACTTGGACAATTTTAGTGAGGCAGAGGTCACTGAGATTGAAAAAATGGTAGATGAGCTTGATTCGAGGCGTGAAAACAAGGTTGCGTACGATGATTTGATAGAATTTTGCAGGAGAATGATGCCTGACTTTATTGTAGGCAAACATCACCGTATTTTGGCTGATATGTTGATGGATATTGAGCGAGGAACTAAAGATCGGGCATGTGTAAACATCCCCCCAAGGCATGGTAAGTCTCAATTAGTGTCTATTTTCTTTCCAGCGTGGTATTTAGGGCGAAATCCAGACAAAAAAGTGATGATGGTGTCGCATACGACTGATTTAGCGGTAGATTTTGGTCGAAAAGTACGTAATTTACTTGGTTTAGCCGATTATAAGGCTATATTTCCTACTGTAAAGTTAGCTACGGATTCTAAGTCTGCGGGCCGTTGGAACACTAGTGTAGGGGGTGAATACTACGCATGTGGTGTTGGATCGGCGTTAGCGGGTCGTGGTGCGCACTTATTGTTGGTAGATGACCCTCATTCGGAGCAAGACGTAATTAATGGTAACTTTAGTGTGTTTGAGAAGGCATATGAGTGGTTTACGTTTGGTGCTCGTACACGATTGATGCCGGGTGGTAGTGTAGCTATTATACAAACTAGATGGCATATGGATGATTTGACAGGTCGTGTAGTCAAGGATATGAGTCAGAATGAGAAATCTGATCAGTATGATGTTGTAGAGTTCCCAGCTATTGTTGAAATAGAAGATAAAAGTAGTGGAGAGCTTGTAGAAAAGCCTTTATGGCCTGAGTTTTTTGATATGGCGGCTTTAGAACGTACAAAAGCGTCTATGCCGTTATTCCAGTGGAATGCACAGTATCAGCAACAGCCAACAGCAGAAGAAGCGGCTATTGTAAAAAGAGAGTGGTGGCAGATATGGGAGAAGGAAAATCCCCCTCCATGTGAGTATATTATTATGTCACTGGATTCTGCGGCAGAAAAACATAATAGGGCTGATTATACTGCGCTAACGACTTGGGGTGTATTCTTCAATGAGGAGACAAATGCGCATAACATTATACTATTAAACAGTATTAAGGATAGATATGAGTTTCCAGAGTTAAAAGAGTTGGCTATGGAACAGTATACGATGTGGGATCCAGATGCGTTTATTGTAGAGAAGAAGAGTTCGGGTGTTGCGTTATACCAAGAAATGCGTCGTATGGGGCTTATTATACAAGAATATACTCCTCATAGAGGGTCTGGTGATAAATTAGCCCGTTTGAACTCTGTATCTGATATTATAGCTTCTGAGTTGGTGTGGG